ATTGCTGTCGCTGCTCCCATACTATAATTTTTTTATCATTTCTTTTGTATACTGGTCTCCTGCTATATACCCCTCCTGCTCGTACACCCCTATTAGACCTTTGTGTTTTAGCAGTGCGTAAGCAAAAACATTACCTGCATTTTTAGCTATCTGTGTGAGTGTATGAATCAATAAAGATATAGCCTGTTGCCTGTTAGGTTTTTTCTTATAATCTTTATTAGATATAATCCAGTCTATCCAGGCTACTTTTGAATTTGTCATATATATAAATCCTGCGCATACAGGGGTTTTATCATCATATATTATTAAACCACCCTTGCCGTTGTCTGGAAGAAAATCTTTCAATGGAGGAACCCATTTCCAATCTTTCCACCAACCAACTAAAACCTCATCATAATGAGACTCATCAAGTGGGATTATATTAAAATTCATTTAATTACAAAGATAGTAATTTTAGGGATAGCTTTTCATTACTTCCGACTCAACAGCCAGTAGTTCAGTAGCTGTGGTGTCTGTATTGGTAAGAGTAAACAAACAATAATGCCCCAACATCCCGTGAGATTCCGCTTGCTGGTTTTTAATATATGCAATATAAGCGTCTTGAGCAGAAATTGTTACCGCGCCTTGAATGTTAGTGTTTATAACTATTGTGTTCAAAGCTTGACTTAAATCAACATTTATAGCTGTTATTTGACCACCAAATTGTATAGTAGTGTAGGGAGACAGTGCAAAGTAAATCATGTCTCCTACACTTACCTCACTGCCTATGGAGACGTATGGAGAAGTGGAGAAGCCAATCTGGGTTGTCCCTCCAGAGTCTGCAACAAAACTGCTTTTTCCAATACCATTAACAGACCTCATAGAATACTCTTGAGCGTCAGCTGGATTAGCTCCAGTCGCTCTTACAAAAGCAAACCATGCGCCTTCTTTTTTCTCAAACCAAGTGCTATCTATATTGCCTCCGCTTTGTATATCTGTAGATAGTGATGCGCTCCAAGAGCTATCACTTTCTAAGTTAATTGTTTTAAATATTTTATTCTCTAATGCGCTGTCGTTAAAGACTGAAGATATTTGAGAGTTGTACTGTACATTATAATAATTATTTCTAAGCGGGTTAGTGTTGTGACTATACAGTTGACCTCTTTTAAAAGAATAAAAATAGTTGTTCATCCCAATCATCATATCGGGAAAGTAAGAGTAAAAAGAAGGCCAACCCTCGACTCCAGCGCTATAACTTAATGTATATTGCTTTGTGGGGTCTTCTAAAGGAGGTATAATTGGAGGGCCAAGCGGGGGACATGCTTGTGCATTGTAGACCAAATTGTTTTGCCCACCCATATATCCATGATAAAAACACTCATAGCTTGTTGTCCCATAATCTCCGCTAACTACAAGGGTTACATCTCCATAAAAATACTCATAAGTGTTTCCGTCTAAAGCTTGTTTTGTTCCTGCGCTAAACTGGCCAGTGTAAGTTAAAAGGGTTGTTTTTCCTGTATTGTAAAAGGCAATAGGGTGTGTGGAAGGAACTGAAAGAAAAATAAATGTTCCTGTTGATGAACCGTAGACACCATAGTTGCCTCCAAAAACGTAAGAGTTTACTCCATTAATAGACTGAAAGGTAACTGTGTTAGATGATGCTAGGCAGTAATCAGGTATGGCTATGGGCGTAGGCGCTGGAACGGGTGCAGGTGAACCAGATGTAATTACATCGTATGTAACTGCGTTAGTTATTGTTAATCCTGTAATTGTAACAGTTCCTTCTGAAAGCGGCTCATATGAGCTACCAAAACCATTGTCATCAAAAAATGGTGTAGATTGTTTAGCGTAAGCCACACTCCATGTCCCTGAAGAACCATCATTTCCAGTGATTGTTCCTGACAAAGTTCCACTCCCAATATTGGTTTGGGATGAAGTTGTCATAAATGCAGCCGTAGTTATTCCCGTTGATGGTGTATAATAGAATCTAGCTAAAGATATGTTTGATTGCGCGCCAGTGCCATTAAGAGCAAACCCTATAGTTCTTGCTATACCACCGCTCCCTTCTGTATCATTGTAGCATCCAAACCCTGGAAGATTAGTTGTTAGGGTGGTTGGTGTAAACCCTGTTCCCATGCTCGCAGAGCTAGGGCAATCAACAAGAGCTCCTTTATTATATCCTACCGCTGGGACACCCGATATGCTTGCAGTGCCAGCTGTAAACTTCCAGCCATTCATATAATTCTATTTACTGCAAATTTACGAATTATAATTGATGTTAATTTTTTAAACCCCATGTGCTTGTTTGGTGGTGTTTGGTAAAACTTATTTCTGAAGAATTGTTAAACAAGTGTCCTGGAAGCACATTTACTACTACAGGGTTTTTTAAAACAAACTGCGAAAGAGCAATTGGCCCAACAGTTTTTCTAACTATTGTTCCAGGAATTTTTTCGTTAGGGGTATTGGGAAACTTTTTTATATCCTCAATGTGTTTTTTAACCAACTCTTTAGAAAACTTTAAAAACTGTTCCCATAAATCTTTATCGGAACCTATCATCAAGCTGTTCTGAACATACTCGTCATCACAGCTTGCTCCTATAATATAGGTTTCGTTTTTTTTTAACTGATGCAAAAAAGGAGATTTTAACTCTACATCCATGTCGGAGTACATTCCGCCATACTTATAAAGAATTAAAGCCCTTACATAGTCAAGTTTAAATATTTTATCTACACTGTTTAACAGCTTATAAAACTCATAATCATAGTTTTTTAAAAGATAATCTATTTCATTGTCATTCCATAGAATAATATTACTATAATATTTTTGCCAGCTCTTAAAACACTTATGCCACAATATAGGCCATGAAGCTTTGTTGCTAGGCGCTATAAAATTAATGGTCATGTTAGTTGGTAATGTACAAATAAGTTCCTAAAATAATTGCCTTGAAAAGCTTCTACCCTTCCATGAGGACACACGGCTGATTCATACATAATCATATCCCCAGGCTCCGCATATACTTTATGCCAATAACCTGCGTGGTCTCGTATATCTAAGGCCCAGTCATCACCAAACTCTTTATGTTGACACCCACATCTTAAATCTTTATCCACTATTATAATTGAAGAAACATGGTGTGTTTCAACTCTGTCTGTATGAGTTGTTAAAGTTGCGCCTTTTTTGTATGACCTTATACCATATATAAATGATGGTCTGACATTTCTGTTGGCAAACTCTTTGTGTAGAGGTAAAAGCTCTTGATGTACCATCGACCTAATAAAAGGAATCTTTTCAAAGTCTAGCATCTCGCTTTCCCCCGTGGGAATAATAGCTTTTATACCCTCCCAATTTTCTGTAACACCCTTTTCTTTTAGCATGGTGTAACAGTCTTGTATTAACGCCCATGCTGCTGGAGGACACTTAACAACTTTGAATCCTGACTCTGTAAGCTTAGGGACTTCAGATGGGTTGGCATATACTGGAGGTTGTTTTTGTTGGTGAAAAGCCTCTATGTCTTTAGAAGGATTCCAATCCCTTTCTCTCCACCAAGAAGTAATAATATACTTCTTGCCTTTTGTTATAGGCATGCCCTCGTGCATTGCATTGTCTTGAACTTGGCCGTCAATCATATTCTTCCAGCTCAAAGCCATTCCTTGCTGTGGCTTTACTATTTTGTTTTGATTTACAAAATTTGTACCACCCCCTTCAAAATCATCATTAAGATATATCATCAAGGTTTCGGTTCTGTTGCCTGAAGCTAAACAATGTTTGTTATATGCAGGCCCTGAAAAAAAGTCTTGATGTGGTTTAAAATATTGTCCTTCTTCGTAAAGTTGTCCTTGTAAGTGTTCACCTTTAACGATGTCAATACCTAAAAAATCAGATATTTTTTTTTGAAGCTGCTGTACTTTTTCTTCTGAATGATTAAGATTGCAGGTGCTTGAAGTTCGTGTTTCAGAGTAGCTGCTTATTTCGTCACCTCCCTCTACAACTGAGGATGGTGCATGATTCTTGTCAATCATGTCAATAAAATAAGCGCACTCTTCTTTTGTTAAAAAGTTTAGAGTTTCTTTCATTAGATTAAATTTTTATAAAGATAAATATATTTCGTTTATGAAGCCAAACATTCAGCGCAATCACCGAACTCATCATAAGAACTAAAGTTTCCTGTGTAAGATGTATAATAGTCTACAGTATAACAAACTCCCGCGTATTTAATTACCATTCCTGTAGAAATATTGCCATCATCTACAACTCTTAAATTAGCTCCTCCTCCACTACACAAAAATAAGTCCCATGAACCTGTTGGAGCAGGTGGTGTCGGTGTTGGTGCGGTGTAGGTTCCATCTATTTCAGTGGAGAAATTTGGATAATTTGGCGTAGCAGCGTTAACAAGATGAGTAAAGCCTCTTGATGTTCCAGGAGTTCCTCCTATGGTAACGCCAGTTAGCGACCCTGTGTTTGCTGAAATGCTAACTGTTGTGTTATAATTGCTATCATACTGAACCGAAGCAGGAGTGGGAGTTACTGCAATTGTTAAAGCTGGGGCAGCAGGAGCTAAGCTTGAAGAAAGCGTTGCGGCTTGTGATACCCCAATTAAATTAGGGCTTATTACCGCTGTTAATGTTCCTGTAACTGTAGCTGGAGCACCAGGGAAATATCCTGATGCGGAGGCGGGAGTTACAGAGGCAATAACGTAAGCACTAGGCACAGTAAGGCTAGTTTCAAAGCTATATTGTTGTTGCCCAATAGTTCCTGAATCTTGTGTGCCATCTGCGGTTCCAGATAAACTATAAATTGATGATGGTGCTGGCGTTCCTCCGCTGGTAATATTAGTCGTCAATGCATAAGTAACTGTTGAGCTCCCTGGAGGCGTAGGCCCTGGTGGGGTAGGCGTAGGCCCTGGGGTTGGCGGAGTTGGCGGAGTAGGCGGAGTCGGTGGTGTAGGCGGCACAGGAATAGGAGCAGAGCAAGACTGAGCCGCAAATAAAACTCCAGAAGTTTGCTGACGGACAATTGTCTGGTCAGAATACCATCCATTTGGAGCAATATTGGTTAAGTTTTGGTCTGTAAAAACCGTTGTTGCGTTTGCAAAACTTGCGCTATCGAAATAAAATGTTGCTTGTGTTGCCATAATTTAAAGGTTATTATCTTCGTTACATTGGTCGCAATTCCCATAATATTTTGAAGGAACTACGGTTGCTCCGCCACTAACTCCAATGTTTTTAGTTACTGTGTAACAAGCACCATTATAAAAATATGCTTCTCCTACCGCTAATGTACCCCCTATGTCAATTCTTACTTCTGTAAGACTTCCAAGGTTGCTACAGTTGGCTACCTCGTAATATTTAATAGTACCGTCACATTGAGTACATCCGCCATCAGCATAGTCATCAAACTCTGCCCACTCGCTAAAGCCGTTAGTTAAAACACTCGGTGCTGGAGAAAGCACTCTGTAACAGGAACCGTCATGTCCAATAACCTGGTCAGCAAAGAGTCTACCTGCATTAACCTCTTGAAGAGCTTGTTTGCTAGCGCTGCTTCCATCACACAACTGCAAGTCCCATGCTTCAATATTAGGATTAGGGCCAGGGTTAGTTGAGCATACACCTGTAGTGTCAATATTTGAAACTGTTCCAGCGCTTGTAAATCTAAATATTGCTTGAGCTCTTCCGCTTCCAGAATTAGGATTCTTTACTCCAAAATATTTATTTTCTCCATTAAACTCTGTTCCAGCCTGTAAACCTGGGCTCGTGTAAAAAACAGTGCTATTAGCAAACACAGCATTTATGCTTGCAGCGCTAGAGTATATTAATTGCCCAGTTAAAGGACAAGAAGAAGGGCTAGTCGTAGACCCCGAAGCCTCTATATTCCACCCGTAAAAAATTGGCGTTGGTGGTGTGGGCGGGGTTGGTGGTGTAGGAACGGCAGCACATCCTGTACAGGCATCATTAGCCGATGTTGTGGACTGACATAATACTCCAGCTGTTGGCTCCCTATAATCCCATATTAAATATAGATTTTGCCCTGTGGTTGGCATGCTAAATGTAGCAAAGTCTTGAGGAGGGTTAGCTTGTGACAATATTGGAACTGCGTCACTAGCAAGAGCTAAAAGTCTTGTTATGTCCGCGCCATTGTTTTGAAAGAGCGTATCACTTCTATAATATTTTAATTTATTTGCTGCATTAAAATTATAGTTGTCAAAACTTTCTTTACGGCTTATAATAGAAACCACAGCGTTAGAGCCAGGAATTACACCGCCCCCTTCTCTTCCTGAAACCAGTGAGTATTGTGAAACTATAGGATTAGTAGTGCTCGTAGAAAACTCTACTCTTTCAGAGTGTAATGGAGAGGTAAAGTTACCTGAACTCCATCTATATTCGTTCGTTATAAACTTGCCTGCATCAGCATTGCTAGTCACAGCAATGTTGTATATGTTTATAATTTCTGATTGTGGACACTCAACATCAACTTGAATGGTGTCCGCAGTTGGTGAGTCAGTAGTAATTGTTATATCTACCGTAGTTGCGGTAACAGAGTTTTTGCTAAAAGTCAATACTCCGCTTTGATATACTGTTCCAGTAGAGTAAGTTGCGCCATCATAAACAGCGGTAATGACATACCCCGTTCCGCTTAATGCACTTTCACTAACCTGTTGGTTTGAATTTAGCTCAGTTGTAATAAGGTCACTTGATTCAGAAAGAATATCATCAGTCCCTTCAAAAGGTATTGTATACTTTATCTCTGTCTGGCCTAAAAATTCAGTGAGTTCTACGCAGTATTTGAAAGCCACATTAGGCTCTAAGGTTATGGATTTATTTATTCCACAGTTTACACACTCAGCTAGTAAAGTGTCAGCAGAAAGAGTTGTTGCTAAAACATACTCATTCATATACGGGTCATAACCCCCTAGTTTTTCTGTATCAAAAGCTTCTATGAATAAATCTCTAAACCAACTCCTCATCCCATATTGAGATACAATCTCCAGCTGTTCGTTTTGAGCGCTTGAGCCTATAAGGTTTAACACCACTCCCCTTTTAGCGTCAGTAAAATATTTGTTCTTGCCCCATGCAGCAAAACTTTCTGGGTTTTTACTTATGCCATACTCTTCTATTCTGGTTATCTGAGTTCCCAACACCTCTGGCACAGACGTAAGCGCTCCTCCACCAGAAGCATCGCTAAGAAGGTTTTTGCCTGCTAAAACATAAGATATTTTATCTTCTTGTAAAACTAAAACATCTGACTTTCTAGAATGTAGCTTTTGAATAGAACCAAAGATTTCTTCTAAACTTTTAAAGTTTGCTAACCCTAAATTAAATTCATTTAGTTTGTTTACGTTTGTTTCGTCATTATATACACCACTATAAGTAATGTCAGCTGTTCTGTGAGCTTCTTTGAATTCTTGAGTCGAGGTAGAGGTTGTTCTTTCTCCATAGTTTAATGTCTTGCCAACTATAGAATCTAAAATCTTGTAACTTTCAACTCCATTTCCAAAAGAATATACATTGGCAAATTCTGTATCTACAATAGCAGAGACAGTGTCTGTTTGATTTTGAATGTTGCCTTGGTGATGTCCATCCTCGTCTATAGGAAAAGACAGGTGGTTTTCATACCAAATATTTGGAGCAGCGTCTTGAGGAATTGTTTCAAAAGTTACAACTGATTCTGCTCTGTAAACTTGTATTTCTGCTGTTACACTAGACCTTCTCTTGTCTCGAGAAGCAACTCCACTACACCTTCGAGTTCCTGTTATTAAAAGATATAATCTATTTTGATTTGTTCCAGATGAAGATGTATCTCTGTAAAATCTGTAATAGTTTGTGTTAACTCCTGTTGAAATGTCTTGAGTGCCAGATTGAGAATCTAAATTAGGCGCAGATGATTGAGCTAAATAAGGCTCATCCGTGTTTACAATAGGAGCTCCATCTCCCCCCACATCTGTAATCGCATCGTTAAATACTGTAGCTACATTATCTCCATAAAACCAATCTGACATATTATTGTAATTTGCCGAAGCCACCAGGTTTACATCTATTTGGTTTATTCTTCTTTCACATGCACCATTTCCTTTTCCAGGCCCTAATCTTTCTTGTCTTATATTAATGGTGATTCTAGTTCCAGCAGGCACATCATAGTCTATGTATTCCCCTGGATTAGCAGGGTCTTCAACGTTCATAGGATACGCCAATATTGGGTAAGCCCCGCTTGCATTTCTAGCGGTATATTCTGTACCTGGAGCTACAATTGAATTGTCTGTTTTTTTTGTAGAAAAATTACTGGGGTTTAGTTTCATGTAAGTCCCCGCAACAGCTTTTACCTCATTGCCTCCATCATCCACTAAATCAGGCAGAAAATCTAAAGCTTGGGCTGTTTTTTCTAAAACAGATGTTTCTACACATCTTAATACTGGCCCTTGGCTGTCTGACTTTACAATAAGCCTATCTCCCTCTTGTATTTTGTTTGCACTTTCTCCTTCTAATAAAAACCACACAAAGTTAGTCCCTGTTTGTTTGTAGTATATATTAGAATAAATAGTGTCATAAGTGTCTTCAGAGGGCTTTATTACAAACTTATACCTTGTAGCCCAACTAGGAGCTAATTGCTGTATAGGTATTGTAGCCTGTATTTTATTTTGATTGATTGAGTTTGCACAAGGAATTTGTACTGTGTTGCTTGGGCTCACCAAGGCTGTAGATGACCGACCATACTCATCCATGTATACCATGCCGATTTCATACCCTCTATTACTGTGTAAACTTAAAGTGTTGTTTGTCCCTTGATACTCTCCCGAACTAAAACTAATATTGTAATATTCATAAGCAGTGTTAGAGCCATCAACATACTTCATAGCTATCATAACAAGCCCTATAGTGTTATTCGCTGGTTCTGCAATAATTGCAATAGACTCTCCGTCTGCGGTAATGCCACTAGCTGTTTTTGTGTATGTTCCTAAAGTAGATGGAAGGGCACAGTTTAGTTGGTCTGTTAATGTTGTACCATTACAAGCATTAGGAACGGTTTGTATATTTGTAGCTGTTCCTACTTTTTCAATAAAATCTGTGCTGGTAGCTAAAGCATATACATTAGGAAAAGATTGAGGTAAAATATATTCAAAAATTATTTCTACTTGACCAGTCTCAGCCCCAGGAGTATTGCTTGAAAAAGCTTCATGCTCTACTCTAAAATCTACTGAAATAACCGCCCCTTTTACCAAGTTTATTCCAGATAAATCTAAATATATAACTGGGTTTACAACCGCTAGAGTTGAATCAATTGTATATGTATGAGGGCCAGTTGGAGTCTCAATGCTTTCTACGTCTATTACCTCTGAATTTAAATTAGCAATGTATTCTAATTTAATAGGGTCATTAAACTTGTCTTTTAAGTCGTATCCGTCTTTGTAGTTTCCGTACATAAGCCTATTGCCCATAACGGTTTGAGACTGCGCTACTTTAGGAACGTTGTCATAAAGCCTTAGTATTTCAGACTCAGGTAAAAGCGTAAATATTTTACTGTCATCAAAAGTAAAAGTATAATTGTTAAAGTCAGCATACCCTAAATTACTTTTATTAAAGGTCTCTATTACTTTTATATTAGATGTAGTCGACTCCTTAAATAGTAGCTGAATATCCTGCACTAAAGGCCCCCCAGCGTTAAATGTTATTATAACAGCGTTCTTGCTGTTTTTCATCCCTTCGTTTAAAAAACTATTGAAGCTAAAATTAAAAGTTCCAGGGTCAAACGCATACTTGCTAAACTGAGATGTTGCAGAGTATTCTCCATTAGAATACCTGTATCGATAAGCAAATGAAATAAATCTTTCCTCCAAAAAATTGTCTTGTTGTCCAGGTACATTTAAAAGCCGTATAGTAGGCGCTTCAACTGGAGGTCTTTTTATAACTAAAAGTTCTTCTGCTGTTATTTGGTCTATGTTGTTTACAGGTACATCATAGTTTTTGTTGATGTTTATAACCCTTGGAGGATTTAAGTTGTCTGTAAAAAACAACAAGTCATCTACCAAATTAATTCCCGTTATTAAACTATCAGAGCTAAAATTAAGAGTGGTTTTAGTGTCACTGCCATCGTTAATACTTATAACATGATAAGTTAGATTGCTAGTGTGAATATTGTAAGAAACTATTAAATCCAACTTTTGAGGTAGCCCTAAAGTAAAAGCAGGGTCATGCACAAACCAATATATTCTTTGGTTAGCTCCATCTTCAAAAGCACCAATACACCTTGCAGATAAGCTAGTGTCTGCTCCAGAATAAGAAAGCTGTGTTAATACAGTATTTCCTTTGGAGTTTTCTACAGAACCTATCTCAGTATCTTCTGTAGAGCCCAGTCTTACGTTTAGCGCATCTATGTATTCGCCATTAGGAAGAAGCCTTTCATCAAGGCTCTTGTTCATTCTTCCTTTAATAAAATTTCTCTGAAGGTTTGCCATTCTATTTAATCCACTTATTCTCTCCTCGCATGTCCATTAATAATCTGCCAGGATGAATATTGCTTAATCTAATTTTTGCATTTCTCAATAAAGAAGACTTATCTTTTCTTGCTCTATTAATAACATATTCTTGTACGTTAAATTTACTGTTTAATATAGCATACTTTATGTAAGCATATAAATATTCTTCAAACAGCTTGTTTACTGAAACTTTAGAATCATCTCCGTTTTCCATCCCGTCTGAAATATACTCTAAAACGCAATTTTCATTAAGCATTGTGGAATCAAAATTTATAACACCAGCCTGCTTATCTATCCTAAAGGTTGGGTTTATATTTGCTGTTTCGGTATTTAAACCATAACGCGCCCCGATAGTATAATCAGCATACCAGTTTGCTTCAGTATCTGGGGGGACTTGTTCGTCACTATTCTCTTTGTTTAAATATATACTTTTTTGTTGGCCATTTAACCTTTCAGTGTCTAAGGTAGAAGTGTCTGTTACAACAGTGCCATCGGAGTTAAAAGTGAGAGTCCCGCCAGTTCCTTGCAAATAAGATTGGGCAGAGTTAACTTGAATGTTTTCGTTGAGTGGTCTAAGCCACCCGTCTTTATACAGTGATAATCTAATCCAGTTTACATAATCACTAGGGAGGGTAAAAATTAAATTATCATAAACAGTAAGCTCTAAAGCTTTTACTTCTTTAAAAGCATCATAATTTAATTCTTGGATGCCTCTTTTTGCGTGAAACAATATCTTATACCTTTCTTCGTTATTTATCAAAGAGTGGTTTCCTTGATACATAAGCTCAAAATTGTTTACAATATCCTCCAAAGAAACATATTGATATGACCCCCAATTAGTGTTTGTGGGAGCTACACCTGCATTATCATAGTATTGGTATTGAGATAAATATGCCATCTTATTGTTCTTGTGTTTCTTGTTGTTCTAATCCTTGGCCAAACTGAACTGTACTTATTTCTCTTATAGATAAACCAGCGTATTGTAATATTCTGGCCACTAAATTATTTACATCATCTTCAGGCAATTCAAAATCTTGAAAATCAGATTGTGACTGGTCAAATAATGGCTCTCCTCCCGACAGACTTATGTAAGTCCATTTAGGGTCTTTAGGGTATCTTATGTATTGGGATACCACCCTGCCTACTTTGTTTATTTCATTGGGATACAACGTTAATGAGCTGCCCTCTAAAGTATATGCTGGAAAAGTTACGTTCGGTGTTGTTAACATAGACTTATTTAGCATAGTTATCTTACTATGAGTGACGGGCTCTGCTTCGTTTTTTAAGTCTGAAGCTCTGTATATTGCATATGTAAGAGGAGATGTATTTAAGAGCGCTGGAGAAACCTCTAATTGAGTATTGCTTGTTATGTTGGTTACTGTCAAGTTAGATACATTAGCTGCGTTAATTATTACTGAGACAATATCTCCTACCGCAACGCCATCTGTTTGAAAAGTACCAGATGAATCTATTAACGCATTTGCTCCGCTTATTCCAGTGGTAGTGCCTGATGAAATAACTTTACTGTATATTAATATTTTATTTAAAAGATAATAATCTGAGCCAGTAGTGGCAGAAGTGGGTACAGTATATATATTAGTGCTTGCGTTAGCTAAAGTTCCTGTTACAGAAAACGTATCTATAACCTCTTCATACCCTTTTTTAATATCAGCATATCCAGTTCCTGAAACCCTGGCATTTTCTTTATTAATTTGACTATTATATGAAATAAAATATTCGTCAAAAATATCTAATTGTGCTTGTTTAGCAAAAAGATTAAAATCAGCTGGAGATATATACCCGTAATTATTCTTATTCAGTATCGCTAAAACTGTATTTCTAACAGCATTTATCATCACTTACTTTTTGTACAAAGATAAGCAAAAAAAAAGAGGTCATTAAATTTGACCTCTCTTCAAAACCTACTAAAAGATAGTTTAGATAGTAGCTACAGCTACGCTTGTAAACACTAATCCTCCATCTTTGGATACTGGGGTAGTAACCTCAGTCCATTTAGATTGATTTGCAGTTACTATAGCAGCGTTAACATTTTCTCCAAAACCTGAAGTTAAGCTTGTTCCAGTAACAGTAAATTTGTGGCTTCCGCCTTTTAGAAAAATTGTTCCAGCAGTTGAACTTGTAGTTTCTGCATAAAGAATGTCATCAACAGCAAGATGGACATTTCCGTCATTAGCCGTATCGAATGTAATATATTTTGCCATGTTAAAAAAATTATGGGTTAAACAAAGTACAAAGGTAATAATTATTTAGTAGTCATTTTCTAGCACTGCCTCTAGCATTTTTAAATGCTCCAGTCCATCATCGCTCTGGAGATATGACGAAACAATATAAAGAGGGTCTTCACCGTAAGGAACGGTTAGCATCTTTTTCTTGTTGTTTGTGGTATTAAACCACACCTCTTTTCTTTTGTTTCTAAAACTTAATAATGACTTATCAAAAAACAGTTTTACTTTTGATTGAAGTTTTAGCATAGGGTCGTTCACCATCTTCATAAAACCAGAAGGGTCTCTTTTAACGTATATTAAAATATCTCTACGAAGCTCTGCTGTAGTAACTCTTGAAGTGTCAATACCCAACAAAACTCTTCCAATATTTTCTACTTGAGATATAGTAAGCTTTCGCGCTTCAATAAGCGCATCAACTTCTATGTTAAATTGATTTACCTCTTCAGCTGCATCTTTTTCTTCGTTTACCTCAATAAATTTTTTCCCATTTAAAGGGTGGTAGTGCAAAAACTCTTGTAAAACTGGGTTGTTTTTAGGCACTCTTAAAAATCCGTCTTCAAAAATAACGGGCTCCATAACAACGTTTCCGTCTTGTTCATCTTCAAAAGGTGACTTTTGATTACGAGCGTACCTAAGAGTTCTGTTTGTTCCTTGGGACTCATCAAAATATAAAAGGGGAAATCTTCTAGAGTGTCTAGTTGGCAGCATAAAAGATAAAGGTGCTGCGTTTCTGGTAAGCTTGTAGACTTTGTCTACGAATGTTTTATTTTTCATTATGTAAAATTAAATTAGATTTAAAAAAAAGGGAGGCTGTTACACCTCCCTAATGTAATACTACTCTTGGAATAAGAAGAAGTTGTTTGCACCTAAAGTACATACAGCTCTCTCAGACAAGAAGTTGACCTCCATAGCATCTAAGCTTGAAGTAGCAGCTCCGCCAGCAGAACCTGTAATCCAGGTTTTGTAACGTCTGTCTTCAGTTTCAGAAGCTCTGTAACGAACATGAAGGAATGGTCTCTTAGCGTTTTTACCAAGGATTTGGTCATAAACAGTAGTTGAACCAGCAGGCACTAATAGTCCGTTTACACGGCCTGAGTTAGCTCCAGTTGGTAGACCACCTCTCATTGTTGGGTCGTTTAGATATTTCCAGTCAGACTTGTAAAAGTCATAACCTCTTCTAAATCCTGTAAATCCAAGGTTTAGAGCCATATCTTTATCGTTGTCAAATAGTCCATATGAAGTACCACCAGCTCCGTAAGAGTTTTGGGCGGCCAACATATCATCTATGTCAAAGCTAAAGTCTCTGTCAACAAAAATTACATTTTCCTCGATAGAACCTTGCTTGTCTAGTCTTGAAATGATAGCATCAAAATCAGCTAATGTGGTTGGATTTCCTCCACCCCATACATTTCCTCTATTTTCTACTACATAGAAAATACCTTCAGAACCTTTGTTTCCTACATCTCCTGTAGCAGCAATTGCTCCTGAGCCAGTTTCAGCAGGAACTGCTTCAATCATTGCAGTTTCTAGATAGTCGTCAAAACGCAATCTAGTTTCATGCTCAGACTTTAAATACCATAGGTATCCAGTAGCTCCATTTTCTGTAGTAACTTCTACCCATCCAATCTGGGCCATATCCGAACCGCTAACAGCATATTTATCTTTAATGATAATAGGAGAGTTAGAGAAGATAGTGTCATCAGCCTCTAAAGAGCCTGACATTCCCACTGTTCCTTTCTTAAACTCAGAACCATAAATAAATACTGTTCTTGTTAGTCCAGTTCCACCAACTTGTCCGCCACCTTCGTAGTAAGCAACATCAAAAGTTCCGTTAGTAGTACTAACAGCGGTAACGATACCTTTATTCATTCCTGAACCAGCGTTATCAGAGATAACAACTGTTTGTCCTACTCTTACTGCAATGCTTCCAGTACCTGGTACAAGAGTATCACTAACTGTAATAGTTGCAGTGTCAGAAGCAGCTGCTGCTCCCGATGCACAATTGGTGTATTTAGTGTGTAATCTTCCTTGCTCAGCCCATTTGATAAGGTCAGAGTTAGAAGGCATTTCGGCCCCTACCATTCTTAGAAATCCAGAAATAGTACGATTGCCATATCTTTCAAATTCTTTTTCATAAGTATCAGGTAGATACTGATTCAAGAAATCAAAAGTTGTGATGTAATTTGAAGCCAAGGGGACTTGTTCCGCACTTGGTTGTAAAGCAAACCCTGGGGTTGCTTGAACTGCTCCAGCCATAATGTTAAATTTATTTTTTTGTTATACTTCTTATTTTTAGGCCTCTGCCCGAATCAGAGCTGACTGACCTTATTTTCATCCCCCCTTTATTAGTAGCCTCTGGAGCTCTACGCTCACTCATGTTTATGTTTTTAGTTTTGCGTAAAACATCTTCAGTGGCTTCTGATTTGCCTTGTTCGTAAAAAAACTTAGCAAATTTATCAGGGTTCATTGCAATTGCTAAAGCTCGGTGATATCCAGGCGCATCTTTTACAAAACCTTTTTCATCCAAATACTTTGTTATAAAGTTCATGGGTGTTTCTTGATTTTTTTTGATTGCCTCTCTATCTCCAGGTGAGAACGTTATTGTTTTATCGTCAAGCACGAAATCAAAACCTTTGAAATCATTTGAAAACACTTCGTTAGTCTTTTTCAAAAACCAACTGCGTTTAAGTTCGCTCTCCTTTTCTTGAGACTTAGCAGATTCTAAGTATTGCCTATATTCAATTAATTCTTCATTAGCTTGAGAATCAACAGCCGAACTTGACTCAAGGGGCTGATTATACAATTCTTTTTGCTCGTTAAAGAATTTCTTTGCTTTAGCAATAGTTCTTTTCTTTGCAAGTTTTACTTTTTTAATAACCGATTCTTCATCTATTTCTTCATCATAAGAATAATCATCCATTAATGAATCAATATCTTCAGGGTCTAAACCCTCTCCCTCGGTTACTGTTAAGTATTCTCTTAGCAAAGAGTCAGGATTCATAGAGTTAAAGTCTTTTTGCAAACGCACATAGTCTTCAATTCCTCTTCCTGTTTCTTTTTTATACTTAAAGTAAGCGGCAACATCTTCGGGCAACTCGTCTGTAGTTTCCCGTTCAGTCATTAATTCATCAAAAGAATTAATTTGCTTACCGTATCTTTCTCCAATATATGTAAGAACTTGGTCTTCCGAAAGCTCAGGTGTTATCTCCTCAACTTCTTCTGTTTTTACTTCCTCTTCTTGTACTTCAGGAGTGTCGTTAACAACACTCTCTTCTGGTGTGTCTAAATCTAAAGCGGTCTGTGTTGACTCGGTTTTTTCTTCAGATACATCCTCATATTTTTGTTCGTGCTTTTCTAAAAGCTCTTGCTCAACTTCTTGAA